TTTATTTGCCTTACTTTGCCCGAAAGCACTTGATACGGCACCTATTAATGACGACCCGATTACCGCTGCTGGCATAAACCATGCAGCCATACCTTTATTATTTTTTAACAGTTTTAACATTTTTTAACCTCGCTTGTGTTTTTAAACCAGCGATTAATTTCCATACTATCATAGATACTCCACCTACTGAAATCCCAACTAGGCCGGCTATGCCGGCCATGTCGGGGGTATCTTCTAACGTTTGTGTTGTTGCATATTGTGTTAATTGTCCGAACTGTTCTGCCTGCTGAACGCATGCAGGATCATTAGCGCATATTTGATATGCTTCCATTCCTTTTTTTACTGCTGAACATCCTACTAATAAAACAGATAACACTATTATTCCAAACAATCCTCTTCGTATTGTATTCTTGTCATTCTTGGTAACTGATGAAAGCAGTAAAATTGAGAATCTAAACATATATACGCATCCTTTCTTGGATCATATACTTTCTTTTTACACCGACAATTTTTATCGTCACAATATCTTGTGAACATAATTAAAAATGATCGATTAATCCAGGCACGCCATACACAGGCATAGGCCTAGCCGTTCGGCATTGAATATAACTATCAAAAATAAAATCCGGCTCTGTATTTACTGCAATAACTCTCTCCATTGGCGGATTTTCTTCAATAAACGCAGGTGACAAAGTTGGCAAGTCGGCAAAATCCTGACTTAAATGCCAAGCATCCAAGGATCCAACTGCTGTTGATCTAAATAACCCTGTAATTTTTGAAGGATAATAACGATATTCTGCAAATCTTTCTTGATAACCGAAGACATCTTCATCTGCAGTTGTACCGTCAGAAAAGATTTCTTTGTTTAATACTGCTTGCTCGCCAAGGTGTGCCAATCCCGGCCAATAGAA